GTGCTGGTATAATAGTAAGACGAATGTAAGTACCACAGTTAGAAGCAGTCTCAGCATCATCAAATATAGAACCAGAGGTGATAGCTTTAGCCAATGCACTTTCCTGAACAGCTGTGATCTTTTCAGGAATGAGTAATTCAACATTACCATTCTCTTCGAAACCACGAACTTCAGTACCAGTGTATTCACGGAAGCACAATGGTTTCTTTCCCATATGTGCTATGGAAACAAATTCCTGAATAGTATCATATTTCTTCTCGTGAACTAACTTTTCAACGAGTTCTAATGATGTATTATTCATTATTTATCAACCCTTTCATATAATAATTTACCTTAAGGAGGTTACTAAAAATGTTTTTATTCAACAACCCTATTATTTGTGTGATCATCATTGGTGCTCTCATGAATATACCAACGTTTATTGCATTGATTAAGCTGGAACAGATGCAGAAACTTCAAGATCAGTATAGTCTCGAGTTAAACTTACTCACTAGACGAATCACTTCACTGACCAATCGAGTCGATGAACTTGCACAACAAGAGTCAGAAAACAACAATAATCTTACTTCCTTATCATCAAGTGTTCGTTATTTCATACAAGAACATCATGAGATGGAGAATAGTAAGATTATGCCAACACCTCAGCTATCTGAAATGATAGGTATAACCATTCAGGAACAAATTGCTACTGAAGAAATGTTATGCCATAACATGAAAATTCCTCGTTCAGATGGTCAATATAAAATAACAAAGAATGTGTGCAAAACGTATCCTCATGTAGATGAAGAATACATTGCAAAACGTGTCGCTGCTACTATAGAAAATAATATAGAGAAAGCTAGACGTGGAGAAGAATAATATTAAATACCATAAATGAGACCGGGGCTAAGACCCCGGTCCCTGTATGGTATTTTGTTTTGATATAAAATATTTCAGGCAGGAATTACTTGATTACGCCAGCCTTTGCATCTGGTGCAAGATATGTGTTCTTGCAGATAACGCGGCCCTGGATACCCTGAACCTTGATTGTTTCGTACTGTGATGATGTTGTAACCATTACAGCTGCACCACCTGGGTTCTGAGCATCTGCATATGCAGCATTTTCTGGGCTGTTTGTGAGGTGACGAGCAAATCTCAAGTGCTTGTAGCTGATATGGAAGTTGTCCATTGGGTATGCTACGATCTTGTAGAAGTATTCTCTTGACATATCACCAGGGTTTGTGTTAGCCTGGTATGCCGGAATTACTGTGAATGCGTCAACTCTGTTAGATGCAACTACACGGATTGGTGTTGACTCGTCTGTCATTACACCGAAGCTGTGGTTCATCTGAACGCCGCCGATTGTTGTAGCCTTTGTGATTGTCCAAGTAACGAACTTCTTGATGAGACGTGCGCACTTAGGGTTGCAGTAGATAACGAATCCGAGGTTCTCGAGCTTTCCTCTGTCTGAGAGTTCGTAGATCAAGCTTGAGAGAGCATTGTGGATTGCGTTTGTACGGTATTCGTATGGATCGCCTGCGAATGTTGGTGAAATAGATGTTGGATCAAGGTCAGCATACTCTGTATGTGTGTATGACTCGAGGTTCCAAATATCTGAATCATAGCCGTCATATTCGTCAAATTCCATATCGAGGAATTCAAGGATTGACTGGTCTTCGAACATTTCTTGGTTTGTTACGAGTTCCTGTACAAGTCTGTTGTAGAGGTTGAAGTTGAGTGAAGCGTTAGCTTCAGCGAAGTCTTCAACTGTGAATGGAAGCTGGAATCTGCAGCCATCTGAGATCTTGTACTTTCTGATTTCTGGGTATTCACGGAAACCGATTGTTCTGAGGTTTGTTTCGTTAGAAACTCTACCTGTGATGTAGATACCTGTGAATACGCCGCAGCTTGAAGCTGAAACTGTGCCCTTAACGAAGTCAACTGCACCTGAGAGTCTGTCTGAGATGCCTGTGATCATTACTGCCTTGCCGTCATCACCAACGAGAACCTTATTTGTAGCTGGATCTACAGCCGGGAGACTCATGTCTTCTGTAACTGTACCGTTGATGAATACGCCGCCGAGTTCGATAGCGATACCGATGCCTGCGCCTGGAAGTCTTACCTTGAATGAAGCATTTGAACCCTTTGTAGCTGTCTTTTCATATATAGCACCAGCTGTGAATGTTGTTGAAGCATTTGCTGAGTATGTGCCATCATTGTTCTTTACAAAGTATGAAGCATAAGCTGTTGCCCAGTCAGCTGGTTCTTCTGTAAGAGCTGTGTATACGTTTGCTGGAGCCTGAGCTGTGAGCTGTACGTACTTGATGTTGAAGTCATAAGAAAGTCTTGTTCTTACTGTTGGAGTAAATGTGCCGTGAGGAGCAACGCCATCGAGCGGATCACCATTGTCATCCATGAGCCAGTTGTAGATTGAGTACTTCTTATTTGCAGCAGCCTGAATTGTAGCAAGTGTGAGAACGTCTTCTCTGATTCTTACACCCTTACCAGCGTTCCAGAGCTTTCTCCATGTTGGAGTGCCGTCTGCTTCCTTCTGCCAGTAGATTCTTGGTACTTCGTATTCTTCGCCTGTCTGGTTGTTTACGAGATACTTTGTGAAGATTCTCTGTTCAATATTTACTGATGAAGCTGTCTGTACAGGGATGAGTTCCTTACCGAGGAACTTGATGTACTGCTTGATCAATGCCGGGAAGTCAAGTGTTGAAAGTGGAAGGTATGTAGAAACGTTGTAAGATTCCTGAATGAATGATGTCTGAGCTGTATCCCAAGCTTCTTCGAGCTGTTCAGCTACCTGTTCCATGTGGAGCTTTTCGCCGTCGTCCACACAGTCATATGATCTGAGTTCATCAAGGATTGGATCGAGGAGAAGCTGCTTATATTCGAGCATAACTTCCTTTGATTCCATAAGTCTCTTAGCATCACGGAAAATGTTGAGACCCTTGTGGTTTGCTTCGATCTGGCTTGAAACGTCTTCAAGTCTTTCATCGAACTTATCATTGAGCTTTGCGAGTTCTGTAGCTGATGCACTGTTAATAAGTGTAGCTTGTTCTTGGAACCATGAACCGTGCTGAGCATTTCTGTTATATGCCATGATTAATGCACTCCTTTTTATTATTTATTTTTAAAATTAATCTGAGGATTTATCAATCCCTTTGAGGTTTGAGTCGATTTTGTCCATCAAGAGTTTATACAATGAATCCAATTTCTTAAAGTAAAGCATGTTTTCACCATATTCCGAGTTAATGAACTTATCGATTACGTAGCCCTTACCTTTTGTGAGAGCTTGCTTGAGCTGATTCAGACTTTCGTCATTCTCAGCTACAACATCAGATGGGAGAATCGGAGAGATCTTCTGCAAGTTTTCAATAATATCCTCAATTTCTTTATTACGATGAATCATTTGATCATATAATCTTTCATTGAGAATATTATTTGTCTTATAGGAGATTTTATCCTTTTCAGCCTTTTCTTTTTTCTCTTCCTTCGAATCATCAGAAGAGGAATCATCGGATCCGGAATCTACACCGAGATCCATGTCACCACCAAGATCAAAGTCTCCTCCATCATCAGCTGGGAGGTCTGGTGGTAGATCGAAATCGGAAGAGGAATCAGCCGGCGTGTCATCCATAGCAGGTGGATCTCCGCCGTCTACGGGCATATCAGGTACATCCGACATATCCGGCATATCCCCATCAGCTTCCATTATAAGTTGGAAGAAATTATTGTCTATACCCATAGTATCACCTCAGACGATTGTATTTTGTGTCTTAAAGACAGCCTTTGGTGTTTCAGCAACTATTCTTGACAAGTATGCGTGTTGACGCATCATTTGCCACTTGGCTTGTCTGGATTCAGGAGTATTATCCTGATCAGCTAATCTGATCTTGTCTTCCAAGATCTTCATTTCTTCACCAAATTCATTCTGGACTTCCTTTTTGAGTCGGTCTCTATCAACATGACTTGAAACTTGAGCTACCGCATAAGCTGCACCAAGATATCCGTTTATAGTAAACATTATACCGAATAAACCGAGCTTAAGTGCTAACCTTCCTGCCTTGAATAAGGTAGTACGGTAAGAAGGATTCTCAATTATTTCCTGTTTTACTTTAGCTTCCTGTCTTTGTACCAAACTATCAACGATACCAGCCAACCATTGTTTTGTTCGGGTAACAGGTTTAGTTATAGCATCAACAGTTTGAACACCCTTCTGAACTTTACGTTTCATTTTCTGTTGGAATGAAAGAGAGTTTCTGTCGACATCCATTGCCGTGGTAAGCAGATCACCACGAGGCTTTTCCATAGTGTTGACGTTCGATGATAGGGGCTCTTCAGATTTGGACATTGCATCAGTGAGTTCACCGTCTTCCAAAAATGCAAAGAGATCTTTTACAGAAATTCCCGATGCAAATTCTTGAAGATTTTCATCATCAAGTCCTTCCATATCCGGATGTGGAGGTGGAATTGATGGAAGATTATCCATTTTAGAAGTATCATTTCGATCTTCACTATTATTATTATTGTTAAAAGGTATATCATTTGTTTTATTATATGAATCCTTTGTAATTTTTGTAGTAGAAGTATGACGAGAATGATCCCCTGTCGAATTATCATTTTTAGTGATCGTTTCTGTTTTGCCAGTTGAATGATCATCTTTCTTATTGATGTTTTTATTTGTATTTGTCACAGTCTTTGTGTTGTTGGAGTTGTAGTTGTAATTGTTTGTGATGTTGTAAACAATCGAACCACCTGACTGAGCAGCTCCAGCACCGAGCATGTCTGTGTAACCTGATGCATCAGAAACCTTTTGATCGATTGATGATGCAAGATCTGGTATCGGATTGGCTGGGATATCAGAAACAGGGATTGAAGATAATGAAACGTTTGGTTGTTCATCAGAAAGTTTAACACGAGTTTGCATGTACTCTGGAATTCTTCCATCGTAAGCTTCAGTAATAGAAGAAATTTCATCAGCTAATTCAAACTCTGATACTCCTTCAGCAAACATCTTTGAATCAATAAGATTGATTTCATTGTAGAGAGCAGTATGATACTGTTCACAAAGATGCATATCTGTTGTATCCATGTTACCAAACTGCTTAAGCATGATGTTTGTTGACTCTGCAACTTGCTGTTCTGTTTCAGCATCATTGTTTGGAGTTGTCATTGCTTTATCCTGAGCATAAACATTTGAATTACGTGAATTCTTGTTTATACGAGCTCTGATGAACTTAACGAATCCATCTTCAGTTGCAAACTTATCCTTCTTTTGCTCTTTCGGGATAAGATTGTATAATGTATCAAGGTAAATACGTGAGTCAAAGATATTGAAACACGATAAAAGTCCATTGTTTGTGATCCTTGCATTTGGTGAGTTAACAAGTTCAAGTGTAAGGAAGTCCTTAAGGAAGTCGATTGTTCCCTGCTTATCGATCTTGAATGTTGAAAATACATCGTAATTGACAAATCTCTTTGTACCTGGATTGTTTCCAGTGATTGATCCATATGACTTAATGTATCTACCGAGGTTATCTACATTAATTTTGTCATCTGGGAACTTTGATTTGTTATTATAAACCTTTGCAAGGATAAAAGGAATAACATTTGATGTGAGTAAATCTGGAATAACCGGATTACCTTCGAATGCATCCTTTGAAGCGAAGTAAATTCGTAATGTTTTTGTATCATCACACTTTGAAATGTTATCGATGATACCATTAACGACTTTCTTCAGCTGATCTGATAAGACGAATTTATTGTGTCTTTCATCATATTTTATATGCTGCGGCTTCATGTCAGTGAAATAATTCACTGCAGCTGCTTCCTGAATCGTATCATCTGTTGTGATATTGATATCTTCAGAAAGTGGCTGGAAATTCTTCACTCTTTCAATCTCAGTTTCTTCATTCATTTCTGCTGGGAATGTAATATCTGCATTATGGAATAATCCGGATACATAATTTTCCAAAGTAAAAACAGAAAATGGTGCATTAATAAACTTAGCTATTGCTCCTGGAACTTCTGTACGAGAGAAGAGTTCAATTTCTGACCTGAATTTGGAAGGCACTGTGAACAGTTCAAATGAATAGATACCATTCATCAGTGCTCCAAATTCGGAGAAGTGATCGGTGATTGCTTTGAGTTTGAAAAAGTCTGCTATTGCAAGCATCTTATCCCTGAGAGGAATATGGTCTGCAAAGGCTTCACCGTTCGGCTCTTCTTCAGATAATCCAGCTGCAGCAGCTTCGCTAGAAACGCTATCGATGGCGCTAGCTAATGCCGGCGGATCGGATATCCATTTTGGTTCAACTGAGTTGATCATTGAAAGAATAGATTTCATTGTGTAGTCCATGTCAGATGTACCATCTAACATAGGGAAGTTTTTCACCTTATATTTTGATTCGATGAATTCATTAATGGCATTAACCGCAGTTTCAATATTATTAAAATATGACTTTTTGATTACGATTGTTTCTGCCATTACTTGATCAGTCCTTTCAAAATATTAGCTGCTTCACGTCTGATATCTGAACGCATTGGGATGATGATTCTTGACTTATTGCTCTGAACGATATCCATAGCAACATCATCTGTGCCTGTCATGATCAAACCATTGATATCCTCTGGTGAGAATTCAAATGATTCACATACGACACGCATAACCTCATCCTGTTCAGCACAGTACTTAGCGATTTCTTGGAGCTGAGCAACCTGTGCGTATTCTGTGATTGTCTTCTCGATCTCAGCATCAGCGTTTGGATGCGATGGGAAGTCAACCATGTCAGCTGTAATGAACTTAGACACTCTGATATTCGGCTGTCCTGATGGTGCATTTGGTATCATGTTACCAAGGATTCTTACTGAGAATGATGGGATAACACCAAGATCGATGATCTCTTCGTTAACCGCAATACCATTCTGCGTAGCCGGATGAGTTGTAATTGTAGCCATAAGTCTGTCACCTTCAAGACGATCTTCATTAATAAAATGAGATGTCAATGATGGTTCTGGAATTGTCATTCTGATATCTGAGTAAGTCTTGTCTTTGTACCATGAATTTGGATGGTTCCATTCCCCTCTCCACTTATTCTGATACTTAAGACGCTGAATTCTCTCATCAGTATCAATAACATTCTTTACATTGAACTTATCATATCTTCTTCTCATACGGTTTGAGCAACCATATGTCTGCAAACATGCAGGGAAGATACAATATGGCTTACCTGTAGAAGTATGCTTAACAGTCAAACCTCTACGATCGAATTCCTGGATGTATTCAGGAGCTTCTTGAATAAAGCAAGCTGTTTCATACTTGTTTGTTTGTGTTGATTTGAGTGGCATCTTATAATCCCTCCTTTATTTCTATTTATTAGCTTCGTTCATTCGTCGCATCATATATGCAGCGACTAAACAAATGTGAGCTTTTACGATAGCATCAGAAACGTTATATTTCTTAGCCAAAGGAGCAATAACTGGTTTGCCTTGGATAGCTCTGTCGATTGCTGTTGGGAGGTTTGTGATTCTACCAACAAACTTATTTGAGCAAATATCTTCGACAGCATTTCCCTCTTTAACTATGAAAACATAAAAAATTAAATCCATGATGATGGATATATCATCATAAGAAATTTGATTTGTTGAATACTCATATAATGTATCCGTCTTAACATTCTTCATGCTAGCGATATACGGATACAATTTATCCTTATCATAGTAAACCGTGTCTTTATCTTTGATAAGTCGCATTAAGTTATTGCGAATATTAGTAGTGTTACTAGTAACTACGTACTCTTCATCACCCTTAAGGTCCTCACCGATGAGGTTACCTTTATCTTTATTCTCATAATACTTATTTGCTAAACCATGCATATTCTGATTGAATGAATTACGTACACGATTCAAGAAGTCAACAAGTATTTTTGGAGACATTTGTAAAGATAACTTTGATCTCCAGAAACCAAATGCAGTTTCAGTTGTATCACAAATCCAGTTTATCATATTCTCCGACTTAACAATACCCCATGAACCGTCGAGATTCATATAAGTATAAGCCATAACCCCCTCATTGAGGGTCGATGGAAAGTACTTATTAAATGTATTTGAATAAACACAGAGACCAAGCTGTTGTCTTGCTGAGTCTCTTAATTCTCGATTACCTATCATATCAGAATAAGATAATACTATAGAATGTATGATATTTGTCGGGCTGGCCATGATTGTACCGAATGATGTATTAGCATTTACTGACTTAAGTATTTCTTTGACAGTCTTCTTTAAAGTGTCAATGGAGAATCCAAATAACTCTAAAATGTCATCAACATACTTACGTGGAAATGATACTGACTTGGTTGGATATTCTTTCGCCAACATTTCTGCATTAGCTGAAAGAAAATCCGAACCATAATCAATGTATCTTTTTCGTTCTTTTGGTTTCTCAAGAACCGCAATAATTGGATCGATGATTTGCTCACGGAGAGTAACACTACCAGCATCTGTAGCAGATTCTTGCACAATAGCAAGAGCTTCTTCTTCAGATAAATCATAGTATTCCATGAGAAACATGATCTCACCTCTTACTTGTTCTTCTTATTTTTCTTCTTTGATGAGTACTGTGGCTTGTCTTCTTCAGCTGCTTCTGTTGTTTCAACATCTGAAGCATCATCAAAATCTTCAACAGCTTCAAGTGTAGCTGTTTCTTCTTCCTTGATTTCAACAGCTTCCTTTGGTTCTTCAACCGGAGCTTCAGCAACTGGTTCAAGTTCCTTTTCAGTTACAGGTTCAGCAACCTGTTCAATTGGTTCAGCCTTCTTCTTAGGAGCAGCCTTCTTAACTTCCTTTGGAGCTTCAGCTGTCTGTTCTGATGAGCTATAAAGATCATAGAGTTCTCTATAGTTACGACGATGAATTGCGATGTTTGTACCAGCAACATACATCTTGAGAGCAGTTGTTGTTACAGCCTTTTCAAGTTCAACAAATGACAATTCTACACCATATGATGGTGCTAAAAGGTTGAGCTGCGGAGCTCTACCTCTACCAAGAATATCAATCTTCATTTATAATTCCTCACTTTCTTATTCTTGTGAACCCATAGCCTTACGTACCTTAGCTACGCTGTAGTATGATTCAGAGACGATATCTGTCTTGATACCCATTGCCTTGAAATACATATCAGCAAGCAACAGAGTTGGTTTATCATAAGCATTAGTTTTGATATCTGATAACTTAACAGAACCACGTTCATTAATTGAATTAAGAACGGCATCGTACTCAGTGAGATTATCTCCTCGAGCACCACAAAGTTCTGAGATAATAATATCACCACCAACACCGGCAAGAAGTTCATTCTCAATACCAGTGGTTGTACCTGCTTTTGATTCACCCTTAACTGCACCTGTGAGATCATCACGATCTGTATCTGATGCAGCAAGACCTGTTTTCTTAGTAACAAGCTGCTGAGTTCTCTTGAAATTTAAGTATCCAACTAGGACAGGTCTCATTGTCCTTATTGGACGGTTTGGATTGGAAGAAGCAAATGGCATATAAACGTATTCGAAAATATTTATTCCGAGTACTTTAGCTGCCGCTTCTACGTTATCATAGTTCATTTTTCTGGAGTCATCACCAAATTCTTCGATGTCGACTCTGAAATTACTTTCTTCATTTGCTTTGAATGCTTCCATCCATTTAGCAAATGCTTTATCATCCATCGAAGCAAACATATCAGCATACTTTTTGGCGTTGATTCCCGAAGGATCCAACGCCGCTAAAGTTTGCTGTATCTTAAGTTCGATGGCTTTGCGTTTATTTGTCACGCTAAACCATCCTTTCTTAAATTATGATTCGGAATCGGTTTGTTCCATGATGAGTTTGAGCTTTTCTTCACGAATAGAAAGAATTTGATATTCAATAACATATCCACGATAAAGATTATCAAATGCTATTTCAGCTGGTGAATTAGGAGACATTAATGCTTTTGTAAAATCTCCACCTTTCACATTAAAGAATGCTTTAATATAATTATGGACTGCATCAAGCTCTTTAATCATTTTATTGAGTGTCGATGTCGTACCGAACTTACCGGTATACAAATCCTTTTTATGTTTATTATATTTTTCTTGTATCAGTCTATAAATATTAATGAGCTCGTTATTAGCTCCATCGATATTGCCTTCTAAGCATTTATTGACTGCTGAATTAAGATATGTATCTATACCGGATAATGCACCTGTTTTTCGATCTCTGACAAGTAATGGTAATACATGCTTACCTGAATCATAAAGTCGCTTTGCTTTATTAAATTCTTCATTAGCAGCACGTCGAACCTCTGGAGATGAATTATCAGTAAAATCGTAAGATGGTTCTTTTGATTCAGATTCTTCAGGAATTGTATCAGCTGTATTAATGACTTCATCTTCAACCTTTTTATCAGGAGGACTAGTTGGTTCTTCTTTTTGTTCCGGAACTGGAGGAACAGTAGATGGATCTAAGCCAATTTCTTTAGCAAAGAATACCATTGCATCATAAGCCATTGATGCTGCGGTTCCACCATATTCATTGTTAGCTACTTCTTCAAAATTCCAATTGTATCCATCAATATGATTTAACCAACCCATCATAGATCCACCAGCTTTAGTTGCTTCAGGATGTTTAGCGAGTACTTCTTGATCCCACTTATATTGAAGCTTTTTAGCCATAGGCCCATCCGGATTATTATTTAATTCATATACAAAATCTCTTTCTTTTTGTAATTGAACTGAATCTTGATCAGCCTTCGCTAAATGTTCCGGCGGTGTTGGAATATTGTCTGTAGGTTCTCCCAATAAATTAGCAAAGAATATACAAGCAGCATATAACTTAGAAGGCTTTGGTCCATCATAATTGTCATTATTTTGAATTCTATAATAACAATCATAACAAGCATCTTCAAAGTTTCCGCTATGAGACATCATTACATAATATGCAAGACCATCAGTACCCTCAAGATGATTCCATTTTTCATTATTATCTGGATATTTAGAAGCAACTTCTTTATTCCATTCTTCTTGATATACCCCTGGATTTTCTTGAAGATTCTTTAACGTTTCTTCATGTTTACGTTTAGCCTCTTCTTCAGCCTTTTTACGAGCTTCCTCTTCAGCTTTTCTTTCTGCCTCAGCTTTTTCATGAGCTTCCTTTTCAGCCTTTTCACGAGCTTCTTTTTCAGCTTGTTCTTTAGCAGCTTTTTCTTCAGCGGCTTTTCGTATAGCCTCTTCTTCTGCCAACTTCTTAGCTTTTTCTTCTTCTTCACGCTGTTGTTGAGCAGTTACTAATGCTTTTGGCAATGGTAACTTTTCTGGGGTTGTTTCATCACCAATAGCTTCAGCGAGCATATAATATTTTTCATATGATTGATTATCCATATTGGCAAGACGATCATCAGTATAATATTTTGCATGGTCATCATATTCTTTATTTAATACTACTGCTAAATCACCCAATGGATTGCCACTGTATATATTTGTCGTACGACGTATAGCATCGATGACATGCTGATCAAATCTTTCTTCAGTATCATAATGATCATAGAAAAATCTAATCATTTTTTCAGCTCGTTTATTCTGAGTAATATTCCAGTTTTTAGATGGTGCTTTAACAAATTCATCATCATTAATTTTAATCGTGCCATTGGTTGTATATGATATCTTTAACTCATCGCCAGTAAAATTAGTTTCTCCAACTTCTGGTACCGGTGGAAGTGATTCAACTGGTGGGTTACCACTAATTTCAGCTATAAGTTTACATTCATCATATATACGATTATTTAGTTCAACATTATATTTATTTTCTTTAAATATTTCTTCCATATAATGTATAAGGTTACCCTTATTTCCAGACCATATATTATTCAATACCTGTCTAATACTGTCTGCATTATAACCGCGATTTATAAAACCAATTATTACTTTATTAGCTGTTTCATTATATTCATCTGGCCAGAATGCTAAGGCTTCATCATAAAGTGTTTTTTCTCCATTGACAGTAACTTGAATGGTTTTACGATGATATCCCACTTCAGAATATTGTATATCAATATCCTTAGAATTTTCTTCAGCATTTTCAGAAGATTCAACTGATTCCGATGTTTTTGATTCAGCATTAGTTGGAATATTAGAATTAATGATAGGATCATCAATTTCTGGATGTGATTCCTTGATAGCTTCAAAGATTGCTTTCTTTGTAGCAGGTGTATAAATTCCTAAATTATTTATACTTTTTACTGTACTAGAAATATCTTCACCCTTATCAATTAATTTCATAAGTGATGAATATTCTCTATTTACAACATCCATATTTGCATCCGGATTAGCATTAACTATATTTTCTGGAACTGTAAAAGTTTTAACTGAATTTGATTCATCATCATCTTGTGAATAATCATAATCAAAACCTTTATCTTTAATTTGTTCTTTAGAAGATCTTGTTAAAGAGTTTTCCGAAGAGTCCTTGTTGCTGCTGATCTCCTGTTGGTTGTTGTTTTGATCCTGCTCTTTGTTTTGTTGCTGCTGGTTTTCCTGTTGGCTGTTTTGATCCGCTCCCTGTGGAGCCATTACTGGGAGAAACAGATGGGCTCGACAATGGATCAGTATAGCCTACTTCATTGGCTATTTTAGTGATGAGATTATAACGTGATGTCTTATATTGATCTTTGTCAATTATTTTATCATCTGAATCAATAGCTCTATAATAATCAACCAGATATTTATTTAAATCATAATTGCGGTTTATAATATCATTTTTAATTCTTTCTCTGCTATCAGCTTTAAAATTTTTAAATACGTTATCAATTGCAGATACATATTTTGCTTGCTTATCAGGTTCCTCGCTATCAATTGTGTCAGCAGTATTAAGAATCTCGTCTTCTGTTTCATCTTTCTCTTTAGCAGAAATAGAGTTCATAAGATCATCAGCTATTTTAGTAAGCTTAGTTTCTTCAGTGCCGGTACCACTAACAGTGGCATGAATATCATTAATATCCTTTTCGGATATTTCTGGTTCTTCTATCTCAAATGGTATATTAGCAGCTTCTGCAACTCTCTTGAAATAATCATAATTAATTTCAAGACTCTTATTAGCCATATCTTGATTAAAACCTGGCATGCGTATAATAGGACTTAAGGTATCAATGATGAATGCACGTTTAACATCATCAGGTGTTGAATTATCTTTAAGAATCTTATAGATATTTTCAACCTTACCTTCATCAAGACCTGTTGAATCTGAAATTTTCTTAATATCATCTGAATCCTCTGATGACTTTTCAACTGGAGCTTCTGTCTGTTCATGAGTCTGATTTTCAGTAGAAGGTGCAGGTTCTAAAGTTTTATTTTCTGGATTTGTAGATACTTCTGGAGTTTTTGGTTCAGTAGGTGTTTCACTATTATCAGGCTTAGGTATTACCCGAGCAACTATTTCTAATGCAGTAGCCATGTCACATGCTGCTCTGTATACATTTTTAGCACAATCTGGTTTTTTAGCATATTGATCTTTTGCCCATCTAACTAAACCTAGATTGATTATATTTGGAACTTGCATATTTCCAAATGATTGAGTAGCTTCTTCATCTTCAAGGCCTAATGATAAGCCATTAGAAAGGAATTTCGTTATAATATTAGCCAATTTAGATTTCTGATCTATAGTAATTGAAGGATTTTCAGGCCAATAATAAGGTCTTCCTTCTTTTAAGCTTTCTATTACTTTATCAATTTCAGCAGTATCATCCGATCCAAATATATCTGCCATCATTGTAACAAACGACTTATTACTAGCTGCTCCAAATGTTAATCCTATAATTTCTTTTAATTTTTCAAGATTGTCGGATGTTAAAACATCTTCTGCTGAATTAATAGGCATAGGAATATTGGCGGTATTAAATTTATCTTCATATTCTGTATAAACTTTTTTAATATCCTCTGGGATAGCAGAAGTATTACTATGAAATTTAAACTTATACAATGCACGTTGTAAAATCCTACGTTTCAAATCTGTTGCACTGTAATTTACCAACTGATCTAATTCTTTAAATGCTTTATCTTTATCGCCGTCGAAATATTTGTCGGCATATGCTGTTTTTAATGCATCATCGCCTAATGCAGTTTTTTTCTGTGTTTCAGGAGTAACTTTAGTTTCTTCTGTAGAAGGTGTTTCATCCTTCTTTTCAGCATTTTCTGTAGCGTTATTTTTACTTGATGGACCTGGATTTTTATACTTATTTCTTACCTCATCTGGTGTCATAAACTCATTGATTCTATTTTCAGTAATAGCCTTTAATGGTCCATGATTAAAGAATGCTAAAGCTTTATCAAGATTATCATATAAAGCCATATATCTTTCACGATCTTCAGGCTTATTCATACTAAAGCCTTTCAAAAGAGCATTTTCAATGTTAGCATAGCTATCCATTTTGATAGCACGAACTACCATATCTGCTGCAGTTTCATCGATACCGGCAGCTACTGCTTTTGAAACTCTTTCTTTGACATCCTTTTCAAAGTCATCATTATTAAATTTAACACCTGATTCATTCTCTTCAGTTTTTGGAGATTCTTCATCTTTTATTTCTTCTGATGTTTCTGTTGGCGGTGTTGGGAGTTGATCAACTGGTGGTTCGCCAAGAACTTCGGCGATAAATTTACATATTTCATATTTACTATTTCTATATTCATCATCAGTATTTGAATATTCAAAATTTAAATATTCTATAATATCACCATGTCCTAATAAATATATCTGATTCACTGCAATGATTGCACCAAATACGGGCTTAGAACCATCTATATTTTCTCCACGAGCTACAGCCGCTTTAATTATTTTATTAGCAGATTCATCAAATTCTTCCGGCCAATATATCGGAACATCATCGGTCTTCCCATTATTTATAACTCGAATGTGTCGTTTTCCATCTTCTCCCATAGAATACTGAATATCCAGATCATGGGATTTTTCTTCAGTATTTTTAGATGATGTTTCATCCTTTTTCTCGGTTTCATTAGCAGGAGTTTCTTCAGTCTTTTCTGGTTCAGTTTTTGATGTTCCTTCAGTATCATTCTTAACCTGATCAGCATTTTCTGATGATTCAGCATCTGATGTTGTATTTTCAGACTTTACACCTAAAAGATCAAATCGTTTTTGAGGGAAAGCTGCTTCAATTTCTTGTGTATCGAAGCCATTTACCTTAGCTGATTCTTCAGCCATATAAAGATATTTCTTAAAAGTTGGAATCTTGCCAGATTCATTTGAATTTAGTATGTCCTTATATCTACTTTCAAGTATCTTTATAATTGAAGATATCCCGGAATCTTTATCATTAGCCGATAAAAACCAGTCTATGTATTTTCTATCATGATCAGTTAATGTAAGATCTGGATCTCTTGCCTCGACAGCTGATACAACCGCTTCTATCTTTTCAGGAGTTACTTGTGTATCATCAAATTTGGATTCAGGCTCTAGTGTTTCTTCATTCTTTTCAGAATTTTCTGTTTTAGCAGAAGCCCCATCTGTCTCACTGTTTGTCAACTCATCATCTTGTGAAAGGTTATGACCGGATTCTGGACCACCAGTTGATTCCTTTGGAGATCCATTAGTTTCAGCACGAACTGCATTTATTATTTCTTGTATTTCTTCCGGTGAAGCAACATGCCGTGTTTTTATATAATGCGAAATATCTTCATCAGAGTATTCATAACCATTCTTAATTAAGTTAACACATGACTTGACAATAGTCTGTTTCTCATCATCGGTAAGTGGTGTAAGTTCTTGTTGCTGTTTAGCTTTAGCTTGACCTTCCGCTTCTTTAACCTTAGCATCAAGAGCTTGTGCTATGCCATCAAGACATTTATTTCTAAAATTATCCATAATGGCACCAGCGGTACCTGCCTTAGCTTTCAATGCTTTTTCAAGAAGCTTAATGTTTTCTTCGGATATCTTATTCTCTTCACTGTCTGAGCCAGAGTTCTGATTGTTCTTTTCTTTATTTCTAAATTCTTCAATGCATTTAGTAACCTGCATATCAAATTCTCTAAGAGTTTTAGAAATATTTTCAGCTTCTGCTTTAATTTGAAGAATAGTATTCTTATCAACTCTTCCAGTTTTCGATACTAATTCATCCATATTGATACTGCTATCAAACTGCTTATTCAAGTTATCAATAGCTTCTTTCATATCGGCATCCGATAACTCATTGAGCCCATCGATCGTTTTAGTAGCCTCATCACAGAATCCTCTAATAGCTTCCAATAAGGTGCTATTATATCTACCCAGTTCACCAACATCTGCACCTGGAGCATTTTCTACGACTAAGTCTGGATGATTCTTAAAATACTTATCATTCCATCCATCAAAAAGTTTATTGATTTCTTCAGGATTAAGAAGGTTTACACCAGCAACTGTATTTGAAGCAGCATTAGGATCACCCTTTGCCTTTGACTCGATGATCTTCTTGATGATAAGGAATGCTGAGATAGCTACACCGATGATACCTGCACCAATGAGTACGCCTGTAAGTAAGCTCTCCTGAACGAATTCTCCTTCAACGTATTCTGGAGTAGCATGTTCTTGCATAACATCAAATTTATCAATAGCTTCATGTGAAGTATTATAAATACTGATAGCAGCAAGGTCACTAAGTCTATCGATATTATCAATAGACTTTAATGTTTTTTCTACTACATTATTATTCATATTTATTTTCTTCCTTTCTATTTAATATAGACTTTCCTAGCATATAACTCATTGAGTTTATCATAGGAAATGCCAATGATAACTTTTTCCGATTCATTGCCATATGCCAGTTGTTCATCTCCTGTTATTTCTACAACTAAAGCATCAAATCCATTTGACAGTTTCTCGATATTACATTGAATATCAAGATTTGGTAATAACTGCAAACGATTGCACTGGTCATATATTTTACTTACGATGAGATTCGGAATATTTTTATCATCGGAATAATCATGTAAATATTGTTCAATATCAATTCCTAATTCAGGTATGGATGGATATTGACCTGGTTTCATCATTAACAAAGTTAAGATGATATTTACAGCAGTTTCAAAAGAGGATATCACTTTTGGTTTATATGCAGAATCATAATCAAGTACAACGTCATATCCAATTCTTTGGAAAGATTTTGGATAACGTTTGTTTACTTCATCCAATGTGATACCTTGTGGATCTAACATATAACTTCACCTCATTTCTATTCAGGGGAGTTATGATCGGATTCAACATAATCATTGATGAATTCATCATAGTTTTTATCCACGATTTTGATGTAATGAACTCCTGACTTAGCTGACTCTCTTGCCATCTGTGCATCTTTCAAATGCTCAATTTCTCTGGAATGTTCCATACGAGAATGACGGTTATCACTCTCTTTGATCTCCACTTCCAAAGATAAAGATGGAATATAAAAGTCAGGAATGTACAGATGAACAGATCCATCCTTCCATTTATACGTATAAGTATTTGGTGATGGAGCTATGACATCATCAGGACTCCAGTTAAGAGATTTCAATTTATTTAAGAAATCTTCTTCGTATGAACCAATAATACGGAAAGTGTGTTTATCATCCCACTTGTAGTCCCTTGCGAGAGCATGATTATAAATCATCTTTCGTTGCATTTCTGATTCATTCAATAAGTGTTCTTTACCATAAACACCAACCATGTTCTTCTTCATACCTTTTACGTATGATTCTTTGCACTTTGGATCGTCACATAAACGTTCGTACTTCAGAGTGTTCTGATTGAAATGAACTGGATTGGTTCTGCACATAACACATACTCGTCCCATATTTTTATGGACTAATAATGAATATGCAAATTCCAATGGTATTTCACAATCTTCTGGAATCTGATCATTATGTTGATTCACAATGTGCTCACAGTAATCATGTTTATCGTTAAACACTTTATTGCAGAAAGGGCACTTTGTGTTCCTCAATTTTATCACTTCCTTCTTAAAGTTCTTTTAGCATGCGGTTCATTTCATTTACAATAGAAAAAATAAAAAAATGGGGTGGCAATGCCACCCCGAAGAAAATCATATTAAATAGTATATCCGCGCCAGTAATTATCTGATGAAGCCACCCTGGAAATCGCATCTAAATGCTAACCAAGGAAGTTTCTTATAACCATAGATTTCGATCTCATGTGAGATGTAATCGATGAGCCATTTTGTGTCATGGACATCT